ATAAATACCATTATTTAATTTACCAATATTAAATTGAAATCTATTATCAAGACCAATTTTTATTTCACTAACAAATTTACATGATGAATTCTGAACATTTTTAACAATTTTAATAATAGTATCCTTTACATCTTTAACGACTTCATCAACTGAACAACAACCAACATATTGCTGCATCAAATCAATATCACCAAAAACTCTGCTAGAACGTACATAGAAACTTCCAAATGGTTGTCCATATTCATCTCCTAATTCTGTTGGAGGTAAACTAATTAAACATAGGTTTTTAAGTATATTATTAGGTAGTTAATTAATAAATTTTGATTGAATTATTTTATCAGTACTATAATTCATAACAAACTATCTTATAATATGTAGTGAAAATGTTTACATTCCATGTTCACGTTTGTAACGCTTCCATGAAGGTCCAGCCTTTTTAAGTGCTGTTTTATAGTCTACCTTATTCTTTTTGGCAAACTTTTTAACAAAGGAATTCCATGTTTCAGTACCTTTAGATTCACGCTCTCTTCCACGAACTTTTTTCATATCAGATTTAGGTACACACATTTTTCTACTTCCTTTGGGACATTTCTTCATTCCTCCAGCTATCTGCACACCACCTCCCATATCACAGGCATCACAATCTTCACAGCACATTCCACCTAATAACTTCATAAGTCTTTGTTTTAATTGTTTAGATACTTCAATTTCACCAAGTTTTTTCATTTCTTTTGTCATTTGGTTTTTCCTGACTGATTTTGATCGTGCAGGATTTAATTTGTGAATGTTTACATCCTTACGATGGGGTCTTTTTTTTGCTGGTTTTTTCTTGGGAGCAGCCTTACGTTTTTTCCTTCTGGGACTTTCAGTTTCAATACCAGCGCCCATTTTAATTCTTCCTTTAAGAAGATCCATCACATTTTGACGCAAATCAAGATTATTCATCGGACGTTGTCTCTTAATATACCTCAAGATTTCTTGTTCCTCTTCACCAATCATTGGAAATTCACCATCAACTTTTTCTTTGAGCATATCCATAATATATTCATGCATATCTTCACCTCGGGAAACATTAGAATCCAGTTTATCTTTTTCGGAGGATTCAATTGCTTTCAATAATGCTGCAATGTTGTTCATTTTCTTAATATTATATACGATTTTAATTAAGAGTAATGCCATTCCAAGTTGGAAAAGATAAAGATGGAAGTTATATTAGATGGGGTAATTCAGGAAAAAAATATCACTTTAATATTAAGTCCAAACGTTCATTTAATTCAGCATATAATAAAGCTAGAAAACAGGCGCTCGCCATAATTATAAGTCAATATAATTAGGCACCGCAAAACCAATAAAAAAAAAATAGTGATATATACTAAATAAGATAATGTTTGGGGTTCAATATCATGAGTGTGAGAAAAAAATATCTAAACTACTGTCAATTTTTTCAAATAAATATGAGGCTCATGAGTACCTGGAGTATGTTGTAGATAACTATTTTAAACAGAAAGAAGGTGAGAATGTAGAAAAAAAATTGTACAAGGAACCATCTCATAAATATTCACGTAGATGGGGAACGATGCCTTTTGGTTTGATAAAAACCAGGAATACAGATGAATCATTATATAAAATCACCATCTGGGAAAAAACAAAAGAGAGTGGTTACATTTATGATTCATTCAAAATAACAAAAATAATGTCACTGGATTTGATATTGGTTAAAGAATATTCCCAGGTATATTTGGCAAAATATGACTATCGTACATCAGAAACTGGAAAATTAATACAATGTGAAAAATACGATGATGATGACTTTTATAAACATAAAAAAATATTCAGAGATTGTATTGCAGAATATATTGAAAACAAAAGAATTGATTAAAAAATATTATATAATAATAAAGAATGTCAGTATCCAACCTTTTAGTTGAAAACAATTTGCAAGTTTTTGCGAAAGACGTAAAAGTTGAAGAAAAAGCTGTAATTCCAGCAAAAACAACGGCTGAAAGAACAGCTTTGACACCTGAAAATGGAGAGATTGTTTTGGACAGTGATCAAGGTAAATTTTATGCTGGTAATGGTACAGCATGGCTAGATATTGGAGGTGGCGGTGCTGGCCCAAGCGGTGATGTAGTGGGACCAGCTTCATCTGAAAATTCAACAATCGCAACATATGTTGGCACATCAGGTAAAACATTGGGAACTAACACTGTGACATTGTCAAGCGGCTTGAATATTATGAATAGAATGACCAATCAACATCCAAGTGCAGGTCTTTATCGTGTATTTCCTCCACTTCCAAATGGAAAGACAACTCTGACTTCAGATGAAATGTTTGCAACAACAGGTGAAAGTGTTCTATTTCATCAAGGAGCTGGTTTAACAATGCAAATTCCAACAGTTGCAAATTTGATAGCTCATCTAGAATCTGTCGGATATATTATGATTGATGGATTTGGATTTGAATTCAAAATTATAAACAGTTCAGGTAGTTCAAACAGCGTTAGTTTAACTACGAACACTGGATGGTCTGTTGTTGATTCTAAACCTGTTGCTGTTAATTCCTCTAGAACATTTTTTGTAGTTATTGATAACACAGTTGCTGAAACTGCAACACTTTATTCATTAAGTTGATTAATTATGTAATATTATAAATAAAGATGAGTGTTGCAAATCTATTAGAAGAAAACAACTATAAACTTTGGGTTGATGCAGAAAATCTCAAACTCGATGGTTCACAACCGAAAGGAACTATAGTTGTATCAGATGGTGATTCATTAAAACCTGTTTCTGTAGGAACTAATGGTCAAGCTTTGATAGCTGATTCAGCAGCACCAAATGGAGTTAGATGGGATAATATTGTTATTCCTCCAAATAGTATAGGATATGCAAAATTAACTTATTCAGATCTCAGTTCAACTACCGATTTTACAATTACGAAATCATATTCCAATGTTCCAGTTGGCACCACTCTCATTCAAAACAGATCATTTTCTAATCCATCACCAGGCGTAATCACAAATAATGGTGCTGCTGGAACCTTTATTGTTAAAGCTATTTTTGGATTTAGAACCGCTAGTGCTGGAAACTTTGATTTAGACTTTGTTATTTCACGTTCAGGATCACCACAAAATATAAGTGCAATTAGATATACAGCTTCCAGTGGATATCAACAGGTAATATGTGAAAGTATTGTTAATATTGGAAATGGTCAAAATATAGCATTAGCTGCAAGAATAAATGCTACAGAGGCCACAAATTCGTTACCACTATCATCAAGTTCAAACTTTTTAATTTTAACTCAACTTTAAAAAAAAATATATTGTATTTTATAAGAATGAGTATATCAAATCTATTAGCTTCAAATAATTATGATTTAAAAATAGGAGAAGTGACAATTTTAGATTTAGATACTGGTAATTTAAACACCGATAATTTTACAGTTGGTGGAATACAACCAAAGGGTAGTATATTAGCATCAGATGGAGTTTCAATGAAAAATTTGACCGTAGGGTCAGATGGACTGGTTCTTACAGCAAATTCGGCTGCTTCAAGTGGTGTTTCATGGCAACAAGGTTCAGATCCATCAAGTGCTGCTTATGGTCAAATTTATAGAGAAGCTTCTCATTCAAGGGAAGTAGTTAATACAACTTTTGGTTCTTGGGAACCATTTGATCCAACAACTGTTTTAGGAGATGTTGATCTTTTTGATAGTCCAGCAAATTCTGTTTTGAGGTATACTGGAACAGACACAATAACTGTCAAGGTTACAGCCAATATGGATATAGAAGTAAGTGGTCCTCAAAACAATGATTTTATTTTTGCATTTGTAGTAGATGGTGTTAGAACACTTGTAGGAAGTTCTGGAACATCATTGAGTAATGGCAGAGAACCAACCAATCTTACTATGTCTTTAATAACAACAGTTACAGGTGGAACTACATTTTCTATAGAAGTATTGAAAGATTCTGATTCATCTGGAAACCTAGAAGTTATCGCATATTCACTTTTTGTTAATACGTTTGAGGGTATTGGTTCTGGAAATGCAGACACAAATATTTATAATACTTCTGGCACACTGACTGGAACACGCGTTATAGATTGTTCTTCAAATGGTATTACTTTTCAAAGTGCTGCACCTTTTAGAGTTTCAGGAACATTGACTGATATTACAACTACTCAGTTTACTTTAAATGGTTCAGCTCCACAGGGTGCTATTGTTTGCGGAGATGGTACAACACTCACAACAGCTCCCACTCCATCATTAAATGGTCAAGTACTTATTGCCGATAATACTCAGGTAAATGGAATCAGGTGGGGCACTGCACCAGCAGGAAATAATTTTTATGATAACAGTGGAACAATCCCTGCATCTACATTAAGAATTGTTTCAGCTGGTGATGGTGCTTCACAAATCCGTTTTGATCCAGCTGTGAACTTTCAAGGGGTGTTGCAAAAATCAGGTTCAGCAGTTCAAGGATCATTACTTAAAGCTGATGGTTCAAGCTATGATAATTTTGTGAGAGGTAATGCTTTACAATATTTACGTGTAAATGCTGCTGGTACAGATCTAGAATATGGAGATTTACCCAGTGGTCCAAACACAAATATTTATGACAACAATGGAACAATCCCTGCATCTACACTACGAATTGTATCAGCTGGTGATGGTGCTTCACAAATCCGTTTTGATCCAGCTGTCAATTTTCAAGGGGTGTTGCAAAAATCAGGTTCAGCTCCAACAGGTTCAATTTTGAAAGGTGATGGTTCAACATATGATAATTTTGTAAGAGGTAATGCTGTGCAATATTTAAGGGTTAATTCATTGGGTACAGATATTGAGTGGGCAGATTTATTAACAGATGGTTATTTTGGTTCTCTTAATTTTGAGAATTTTGCAACTCCATATTCATTAAGTTTACCTGTTCAAGGTACTTTTTACGAAGTCAACCCTATTTCATATACATTTACTCAAAATGCACCGAATGCTGGTCAAAATAATGGTGGTATAGATTGGGTCGTATCTTCTGCTCCTGCGAAATTTAGTTTTACGATAACTCTTGATTCAACAACTACAGATAATTACAGAATACAATTAAGAAGGAGTGGTACAACCATTTTACAAACTTGTGTAGCTAGTTTTTCAGCAGCTAATAAACCTATTACGGTAAATGGAAGTATAGCATTAACGATAACATCTGCTGGACCAATAAGTATTTATGTGGCAAATATGACTTCAGCGGGTACAACAGTTAATATACTTCAATCAAATCTTAATTTGATAGCGTTAAAAACATATGGATAAATTTTTATCTAATACTATAATAAAACAAACATGTCACTTGCAAATTTGCTAGCACAAAATAACTATGACACTACCATGAGAGGACTTGCCCCAAGAGGTGAAGTAACTGTAAGAGAATCTAGAAATGGTGGAACATCAGCTATGGTTGCTGGTGCTGTTACAATTCCGTGTGAAAGTGCAGGAAATATTTCATCAATTCATGTTACTCCTAGATTTGCACCAGCTGGAAGACTATATGTGGCCAATGTTGTAAGTGGTGTTTCTTTTGATATTCTCAGTACTGATGCTGGAGATGCAGGAAACGTTAGCTGGCTTTGCTTTGAAAATGATTTATCTTAAATTTTTAATTTAAAAATTTTAATGATGTTTTATTTAAAAACATCACTAAAATTGAATTTATAAAATGGTACGTTTACCTACTTAATGTGTTATGATTACATACGCAATGTGTTATGTTTACATATGCAATGTGTTATGTTTACATACGCATCCGGTCTTTCAGTTTTTTGCGAGACATTTTGGCACCACCGGCACGAACACCTCTGGCACGAACACCTCCCATGTCTTGTTCACCAAGACCTAAAATTTCTGCAACTTGTAAGGCTTGAGGACCGTAATCAGCTGCTAGTTTAATTCCTTTTTTTACTACAGGTCCAACTTTTCTCCAAATCTTTCTCAAATTGTTTGCAAGTTTGGAAAGGAAGTTACCGCCGTACATTCTTTGAACATCAGAATAAGTGAGCATGTGGTGTCCAGTTTGTTTGTGACATTCCAGAATGTCATCACTGGTCAAAACACCTACCAAGCTGCTTGCCTGTCCATTATACAACGAAAATATACCCTGCGAAACCACTACTACGTAAAGTGTAGGTTGGATTGGATCTGGAGCAATATTTTCAACTTCGGCCTGGAATTGCAACATAAGTTGTGCGAGTTTTCCCGTTAACACCCTTCTTTTCAGAATATTTGAAGGGACTAGACTATATTTTAAGCCTCATATTGAGACCCACTAACATTTAGTCGTTGAAGCTTTTCGAAATTATATTTCGAACTTGCCTGCGGATTTTCCAATTTTCTATATTTTTTCTAAACTCTAGTATGTATTCTAGATAACGATATATTATTTATCGTGTAGAAATAGAAACTTAAGGAATTTCCCGCAATTTGAAAGTGTCGCTTTGAGTATTCAAAACTAACATCAATGAATTTATATAATCAAAATGCTGATATCATGATGTTTTTACACCCATGAAAAATTTTAGGTGCGTCTAAGCTTGACAAGCCGAGATCCAGAGGATCGAGAGCAATCACTGTACCAGTTCCAGAATATTGTTGAGCAGGTGTGCCAAAAGTCGCAGGAGCTGCAGGACGGTTAAGTCTTTGTCCACTCCATGCAGCCCAAGTCATAGTACAGCCATTCTTCACTGCCAAATCGTATAATTGTCTCTGATCGGCGCTAGAAAGTACGCCATTCGTTTACACCCTTCCTTTCGGAATATTTATTGGAGTTAACAATTAACTCACTAGGGACTAGACTATCTCTTAAGCCTATAAAATAGACCCACTAACATATAGTCGTTGAAGCTTTTCGAAATAATTTCGAACTTGCATGCGGATTTCCGAATTTCTTACATTTTTTCTATACCAAATGTTTTTAACATTGCAATTCACTATAAAAGTGAATAAAGAAGTAAGAACTATAACGAATTTCCTGCAGTTTGAAAGTGTCGCCAGTCAATGACTGACTAACATCATAAAAGATGTTTTTAACCGCAAATTTTTACGATTACCCCATTGTACACTCAAAGATTTAATCTTAAGGAATGTATCAGGAGAGAATGGATCAGCCAACAGATCATTGTTACGTTTGCGAGCAAAGACGTACATTTTGCTGGGAATCGAGTTAAGTTGAATATTGTTGCTAGAGATTTGAGTGGTTTGACCAGGTGCTAAAGCAGGTACGTCCGTCAAATAGCGTTCCACGTTGAAATAGGGGTAGTTCAATACACGAGATATTGCAGCCGCTTTATCAGATAATTGTGGAGTCAAATATTGAAACAATAGAAGTGGCTGATTATCGTCATACGAGAATCCTCCGGCAAAGTTGGCAAATTGCATTTGAGTTTGGATTGATGTTGGGTTAAGTTGAACTCCTGCTGAATCTTTATCAATAGCAATCATTCTGTTTCCTCCATTGTTCAAGAAATTGAGTGTAAGATCGAAGGTGCGCAATCCGTAGAAAGCCGAGTCGTCGTCATCAAAGCAGCCCCATGCGAGCGGGCTGAGCATGAGACTTTCACATGTTAAAAAATCTACCACCGAAGTACAGGTGGATACTCCTGGACCAGCATTGTCATTTACTTGGCTCACAACTGTGAATGGGAATGCTTGAGGAGCAAGGTCGTCGGGAGAGTCACCATAAAGAGCCATAGGAGATCTAACTGAACCAAACAGATCAGAGAATTTTTGTGATTGGCAAGCACCATAAGTTGGACATTTACTGTATTCAATTGCGCGAAGTTTACGATCAATGTTGAAATGTTCCATAGCTGAGATTGAGTCTGCAATGTTTATACTCATGGACTGATTATTTAGAGTCATCTGGATACTGTCTAATGCCTTCTGGCAAGGATAAGAGCGAATACAGAATTGACCAGGATTAATCAACAGTTGTCCAGGATCTAATCCAGTTGCGGTAATAGTAATGCGAGTTGGAAGTACTATACTCACTCTTCGGTCCACGTACACATCGGCTGAGGGAGGGGGACATGAAAATGAAATTGAACTTTGAGAAATGGATTGCGTACTGAACCGTTTATACAAAACTTGGCTACCACATTTCATTACAGGATAGATTCTTTTTTGTTGTACGATACGAGGATCATGAACGCATACGGGTGTGAGTTGTTCTACTGCAAGAGACATGTGTTGTTTTACTATAATGTCAGAAAATTATTTTATAGCAATTTATAAAATATTTTACGAAATAAAAAAAGTTGATTTATTGTTCATATAATTTTTTGTGGAAGAATCCAAGTTTTATGTTAACATTTTGATATGGAGTCAAAAACAGTGGATATAAATTATTATTAACATCAGTCCAATAAAGTTGCAAATCAATTTTTCGAATTGGATAATCTGAAATTAGATCTACCAACCTGTATAAATTAGCATCGTAAACTGCAACACCTGTTTGTTGCCCAGGTTTTTGAACATCAATTTGGAAGTCAGAAATAATTCCAAGAGTTGACGCAAAACCACTTTGTTTGGCAGAACCAAGAATTGGATAATATTCTTTTTGTGCTGGTAAAGAATTACTGGCAATAATTAATCTTCTGAAACTTGAGAAATAATCAATTGAATTGAAGTCAGGTTTGACAATTAATGTTCCTGTTGGCCATTGTAATCTATTATCGGCCGCTCCTGGTCCACCACCTTCTGGGAAATTAAGTGGACTTGGTTCAATTATTAAATTGTATTCTCTATTTTGAACTTGATCAACATTAAAACCGGGAATAAATGAATAAAAGTCCTCATCAAAGCTTACAGTAAATCCTGCATCAACCATAGCTAAATCAACTTGAAATTCGAAGTTTTGATTATTTTGATTCCATAATAATTTTGGTGCAAAATTTCCTGGAGATCCAGCATCAACCCAAGCTTTTTCTAAGGCCTCAGAAACAAGTTTTGTATAATGACTATAATTGTATAAATAATAATAGGGTGTTATTACTGGAAGTTCTTGATTTTGTACTGATGGTGTGGTTAATAAATTTTGTGTCTCCCAAATTACAGGTCTTTGAAATCTTGTTGTTGGAGTTGCTATGCTAGAAATTCCGACATCAATAAATGTATGATTTGGGTTAGGACCATAAAATAATTCATAAGGTTGAGCAATTACAACTTGGTTTTGAGTAACTGTTAAAGTTGTCGGATTTGTAAAACCTGTAACTTCAGCTGTAACACCATTTTGGAATTTTATCCATGATCCTATCATATCAGGAGTGAAATTAGGACCAATTCCTGTAATTATATTTGCAGCTTGAGATGCTGTTCCTACATTATATTTTGAAATGTTCAATGGATTTAAAATTGGTCCATCATTTGTACCTGGAACTGTTGAACTAAATTGATCGGGAACAATTGGTGGTATTAATAATGGTATTTGTTGAAGAGGTATGCTGAATTTTACTACTGATAAAAAATAATCTTTGGGATTTGAAATAAGAGGTGAATCATAAGTCACATCATATCTGGCTGGAATAAATAATCGGTCGTCAGAGTTTATATTACAATTTACATAAATAACATCCGAATGAACTGGATCCATTTTCTTAATAATTAATTAGATTTTAATAATCAAGATCGAACAATGTCAAAAGTGTAGCTAAATAATCAGAGTACTTAGTCTTAAAAAGCTTTGAAAACTGTTTTAAAGTCAAATCTTTTAAAGCCATTCTCAATGCACACCATCTTCCACATGTGTTTATATTTGGACCATGTTTTTGAAATTTATGTTCATTATATGTCAGGTTGTATGGCGATTCATATAATAATGCACTTAGATGTGGATAGTACTGACCTGAAACTTTTCTGAAATATTCTGGAATATAATCTAATTGAGTGTCTGGAAAACCACCATAAGGGTCAAAAAATTCTATCGTATTGTCTTCCATTTTAAAAACACAACACCAATGACCAAAATTTGGTTTTGCTTCATATAAAAGAAAAATTGAACCATAGGGTTCTAGAACCTCATCTAAGGTGTCAAAATTTGCTAAGTCCCCATATGTCAAAACTTTAGCTTTGTTTTGAACTAATCTCATAACATCTAGATCTGATAGTGGGATGCTTTTGTGTTCATTTAACGTTTTTGTATCTTCCATTCTTAATAAAAACTTAGATTAAATAAACACCATGTTTATATAAAACACATTGTGGATAATTCTTCAAAACAGTGACCCATCTTGACTTTAGACGCATAATTTTTTCGATCTGTTCTTTTGACATTCCAAAGTAATTTTTGAGGCAGTATTTTATTTGGTATGCTGAGCCAGATTTTGGAAAAAATGTAAAACTTTGCATTTCATTCATAACTGTTCTGGCAAATTTCTTCTCATTTGGATTAACAAGATGGTTTGTCAAAATTATCCAAATACCAAGTTTTCGACCAACTTCCATAATATCACATATTAAAGCATCTACAACTTTTTTAATTCTTGTGTCTGGAATCGTGTTGCAATCGTCAAAAATAATCAAAGATCCACCCTGAATTTCAGTGATATCAATTGGATCATCTATGAGTGATTCATCAAGTTCTATTTGTATTGGTTTTAATTTTTTGTAAGCTGGATCGTCTTTGTAATCTGTCCTTGAAAACAGATAGATGTCTTTTTTGGGAAACATCTTTTTAAACATTTTTATAAGTTTTGAAGCGTAAAAACTTTTTCCTGAACCTGAGGGACCAGCAATGTAACCCACCTGTCTTTCGTTAGCACTTAATACTGGAGACAATGTATCTTTTTTAAGATAAATTTCCCTGGTTCCACATAATTCTTCAGATGAATCTTCAGAATTTTCCTCATCTTTTACAAGACCAATTAATTCACCTTTATATTTTCCAGATTCTATAATTGCAATGGGTTCGCCTTCTTGGAGTGATAACATCTTAAATTAGGTAAATATAATTTATCAGA